TATCGGCATTTTATTTACCTCTTTCTTTCCATTCTTTTAAAGTTTTTATACATCTATCATAATAATCATATTCACTTTGTCTTATACTACCTTTATGCCATAAGATTTGATATGGCTTTAAATGCCCGCAAGCCCAAAAATCATAAGTATATTCACCATCATGCCACATTAAATGTGGACAAAATACTTCATTTAATCTTGCGGGAATATATTTTATTTTTACTTTTATAGGATGTCTAATCTTAGCTTTAATAGCCTCGATTAGACAATTACTATAAAATGCTTTTGATATGTACATCATCATAATTTTGGACACCAGCCTGGGATATCGGTATATTTTCTTAAATGCCAATCATCACCTGCAACCAATTTGTCATGCCCTTTTACGTCTGTAATAAGTTTACAATAACATCCTTCCTCATGGTCCCAAGAATCTGGAGTGTAAATAGGACGAACATCATGGTCTGGGCAATCAAGACAATTTGTAATTGTAATAGTGAAAGAATTCATATTAATTCTCCTCTAATAATTCATCAAACAGCTTTTTAAATTTACTATAATTTACAGAATCATCATTGATGATAGGAATTGCAAAGATTACTTTCTTAAACTCAGTTGCATAATCTGTAACTAATAAGTCAATAAAAATTTCTGCAACTTCATTTGCATCCTGTCCAAATACTCCACATCCAAAAGCCCCTAAAATAAGAGTATCAACCTGATTTTGTTTTGCTACTTCAAGCACAAAACGAATTCTTGATTCAAGAACTTTTTTATTTTCTTCTCTATCTACGTTGCAGTACCTTGCAGCGGCAGTAAAATTAGGTGCGGCGCAAGTAATTACATCGCAGTATTTTTCAACGCCAGAATGTTCGAATCTAATATTTGGAGAATAGACTGCTCTGTTTTCATAAAGAGCACGATTTTTATGTTTCTCATTCCAATCATAATAATTCGGAACTTGACTTAATACATTATAAAGGAATGATTCATGACACAGACACTCTTCTTGAGCACGAGAGCCTCTAATGAACATTCCGCCAGGATTCTTATATGAAGCAAAATTAAGAACTGCAACTTTTCCATCCGCGAGGTCGCAATCTACAACAGCTTCAACACTTCCAACAGCATCAAGAGCAATATCTGCTTCTTCTAATTTTCTTGCGGGCGTTGTCGCTTTAAAATCTTTGCTATAAATTTTACTATTTATTACACTTTCCGCAATCTTACTCGCAAATTGCTCATTCATTTGCTGAGTATGCTTTTGTGCAATAACTGCTCTCTGAGCTTTATCTGCCCAATAATAACTAATATCTTTCATTTTTTTATCCTCTTTCTCACTTTCTATATATATTATATAATATTTTTTATAGAAAAACAAATATAGAGGATTTTACTCTGAAAAATAGTAAACGCCTTTTGGAATTTGAGATTGCGGAGTCCAGGTTTGTCGCCGGGCGGAAGTTCTGCTAAAGGCCATATGGGTACAAAAAAAATGGGAAGGTTATATATAATAACCTTCCCATAAAATTATTGTTTTACTAATTTTTCTAAAAGTCCATCTTCTGCGTTTTTAATAACGCCATCTACATATGTACCAGTAATTTTAGAAATATCTAATTTTCTCTCTACATATTCTTCAGTTGAACTTTTTGCAGTGGAGCCATCTGTTCCAAGATAAAGATTTGTAATAGAGCCTCCAGAAATATTACACTGCATTGAATTAAGAGTTCCACTTACATCTGAAGCAGTTTCTCCTCCTAAATAAGCCTTTTCAATAGTACCATCTTTAATATTATAAATTACATCTCCAACAGAACCTCTGTTTGTAGATTGTAATATTTGAATAGTACCACCATTCATATTTAAAATTCCTGCATTTGTGTTTCCATTAGAACCGCCAACAGTAACATAATAAAATGCTCCATCATTGATATTTAATTCAACATTTGTTTCAACATTAGAATCTGCACCAACTCCTCCGCCATAAACACATGATTGAACTATTCCACCATTAATAGTCATTTTAACATTATAGACTGTATTTGGAAACATTTTTCTATAATAATCACACCAAGCTGCGCCAGCCCCATTTATATTTTTAACAATGCCGCCATTAATAATAATTTCTGCTGTATCAACAGTTCCACCAGCTTCATTACCGCCTTGAATATTTGCTACTGAGCCACTATTTACAGTAATTTTAGTGTGTGGAAAATGTAATGGTGTAGTTATAGAAACACCTCCGCCGCAAACATTTATTTTAGAACCGTCAGGAAAGACTTGTTCTCCACCAATCCATTTAATTTTAATAGCTTCTTCTGCTGAATCATCTTTTTCAATTACTATTGGATGTCCAAGAGCAAAGAAGACATTCATTTTTTCATCATAATATGGAGACATACTACTTAAAATAATTTTATCTTCTTTTAAATCATTTTCCATTGTAGCTTTATCATAAGAAACAATCTTATTAATTTTCTCTACTAATTTAGAATCATCATATGCTTCTGGAATTGTGATATTCTTTTTAATCCAATTTGTTAAATCTGCGGTCTTAGTATAAGACTTTAATTGAGATTCTAATTCACTATCAGTTACGATTGCTTCTGGATTTTCTGAAAAATAATTTTGTACTGCTTGTGCAATATCTTCTGCAGAAACTGAACCAGAGTTTGAATTAGAACTTTGGATTTTCCACTTATTTTCACCATTTAGAATATATTTTGAATTGTTTTCAATACAAAAAGCAGTTGAGCCCATTTTTATATTTTTTGTAGATAATTCATTCAATTCTTTAACATTATCTACAACAAAATCAGAAATACCATATTGAGTATTTCCGTTTTGAGATATAACTCCAATCATAAAATATTTCCTCCTTTATAAAATTTAAAGGCTTTACCTTTATTATAAATAAAGTTGAAGTAATATATTTTATTTATTTTTGTCCAAAATAAAAAGAAAGAGCAAGAATAAATCTTGCTCCTCAAACTAAAAAATTATCTCCCATAATCGTATCTATTGTGATATTATCTCTCTCCCAATATGGAATACGAACTAATGGAATATTATTATTTTTAGCCCATTCATTTTTCTTTTTATCTCGCTCTTGAACTTTTTCTAATGAATCCCAAATTTCAATATTTTTAAAATGTTGTTCTCCATCAAATTCAATTAAACGAATACAATTATTATTATCATCTATAATAGCAAAATCAAAAGGTTGTTTTGATAAAGTTGAAGCTCGATATTGATAAATAAAAGGTATCTTATTTTTTGTTAATATATTGGAAATATATATTTCTCCAGAAGATTTTTTTGAACATCCGCAAGAAATAGTTCTATTTTCATCTTTGCGAGTTAAATTAGACGCTTTAATCGTTTTTATATTTCCACATTCGCATTTACATTTCCAATAAGCATCTGTTCCAGTATGATTATTCATTGCTTCTCTATCTAACTCTAAAACTGTTAATAAACCAAATTTTTGTCCAGTTAAATCTTTTAAATTATTTTTACCTATTTTTTGAATATGTTCATTACGAAGACATCCGCAGCTTTGAATTTCACCTCGCCTTAAAGAGGAGCTTTTTATACTTTTTATTTTTCCGCAATCACATCGACAAATCCAATAACTACTTCCTTTTGATTTTCGTTCTGTGTCACGATATAAAACAGTTAATCTATTAAATTTCTGTCCAGTTAAATCTATTAGTTTTGACATTCCAAAACCTCCTTTTCTAAAATATAATAAAGTTTTGGAATGTTCAGATAATATTTTTTGACCAAAAAAAATAAGGCTGAAAAATCAGCCTTATTAAAAAGATTTTTTATTTAATGCAAGCATATCTTTCGGTGTCAAGTTTTTCAAACATGAGGTCCATTCCATCTTTTCCAGACAGAATTTGTTCTACCATTGTCATTGAAAAACCAGATACATAAGAGAAACGACCTCCCATTGCAGGAATATTGTTTTGTCTTGCATCTAAGTTCCAAAAAACAGTTCGAGGAAGTTCATAGCCATAAGCCATCCACTTCTGAGCAATATTCTCAAGCAGAGTATTGATTTCACCAATACCGCCGGTAATACGGTTTCCATAGCTCCAACGCTCTCTGGAAGGACGTCCAAAGGACATACATCCATTAAACTCCATATCAGAGAAGATATAAAGAGTTTTTGGCATCTCAGAAGCAGGAACTCCATTCTGAAGAGCAACTTTCAACATGAGGTCAAAGGTTGCCTCAATGTTTGTGCTTCCGCCCCAGTCAGCAGAACGTGCTCTCTGGAATTTGTCGTAAATATCTACTCCATCAAATCTAACAAACTGAGGATTGCTAGAGAAAGTAATGAAGTGGTTCTGGAAAGGACCTTTACCACGCTCTGCGATATAAGCACCCATGGATACTGCCGCATTCATTGGAGTAC